TGTGTTCTATGGTCATAAAATTCAATCTCAGCACCATCAGCCCATGCCTTGATTAGTTCTGCGTGTTTATGTGGTTTTCTCATTTAATCCCATGCCTTTCTTCTATTGCTCTAGCAAAACGAATACCTGCGATTTTTTCATTTTCAGAATAAACATCAGGATTCACCATGCACCTAATTATTTCCTCATCACTTAATGGCTTTGTTTGTGGTGCGGTGTAGAGTGGAATACCACGACCACTTACATTAAGGTCATAGAGATTGCTGTCCTCTAAGTAATCAATCCAAGCAACAGGTTCACCTTTCTTTTGGCAGTCGCTACATCTTTCGGTTCTTTCTTCTTCGCAGTCTTTCCAATAGTTTTGGTATTTATCCAATTCTTCTACAAGTCTGCGAATCATGGCAGATGCTTCATCAATGTCATACTTTTCTACTTCGCCATCTTCTAACCAATCAGCTAACTTCAATGCTTCTTCTTTCATTCTTCCACCTGTAGTTCGTTTTCTGATATTTCGTAGGTATTCCAGCGATAGTTACATTCCAGACATTCCCTACGCCTTTTAATCCAGTTGTATTCTTTGTGATCCCTTGAATCTTTGACCACAATATCTTGTGTTTCACAATTTGGGCAAATCATCGTTTATTCATCTCGCATTTAAATTGGTTTTTAGCTATTTCCATGACTTCGTTCATTGTCAGCTGGGCGTTTCTGCCACTTTTGTATCCATGCCCATACATAAAAACTAGGGCAACAACAAATAATACAACACAAGATGTTGTGATTGCTATTTTGCTCATTTGTTCAGATACCAAAGCGTAAAAATGACAGATATGACGATGCCAAAAGCCACGCCAAGACCTAAAAACAAGGCAGTAATGATGGTCATTAGCATGGGTTAAACATCCAGCTAGCAGCTACATCCATTTGAGGTACAAACTTCTTGGGGCGCAACTTCTTTTCTTGCCTGTATTTTCTCTGCAACTGAATTTGTGGGATTGGTGGTAATTCAGGCGCATCAGGCAAATTACCAGCTGCATAGAACGACTTTGGCTTACCCCTTGGCGTTCTTTGGTAGTGGTGAATATAAATCTGCTTGGCTGTTCTTAGCTGGGTGATGTATCTAGCAATAAATATTACAGATACGCCCAAATAATCAGCCATTTCTATGCGAGTCATTGGTGTTTCAGCTAAAGCCGTTAAAAGCTTTTTTTGTAAAAGTTCTTTTCTATTCATAAGTAAAGGTGGGGTACTTCGTCTGCATCTAATGGGATTTGGGGTTAGCCTACACTCGGATAGTGAGCTGGTTTTAGTCCCAAAACAAGTTTTCCACTAGCATCCGTCTTTTCCCCCTTAATTTTAGTAACAGTTAGTTGTGCAATTACCGCCATAACAACAGGTTGTGCAAGTCACAAACTTACCACCTGAGTTGATGGTATGGGTTGAGCAATTTGCATAAACCACAGTTGCAGTCATAGCTAATAAGATACCAGCAATAGCTTTTTTCATAATTCCCCCTTAAAAAGGCATATCGTCATCATTGATGCTCGCTAACTTAGCGTTTACATCATCCACACTAACAGGCTCTCCGTTAGTCCCTCTCCATTCAGCCGATTTCTTAATGATTTCTTTAAGACCGTCTGAAAGACCGTCAAACTTAGCCTGATCAAACTCATCTAAGCTAAAGATTAACAATTCATTAACGCCAGTAGGTTCAGGCAATTTCTTAAGTGCTGCTGGCACTTGGCTCAATCCTGACAAATTAGCGTATGTTTTACCTTCTCTGTCGTTATGGGTCACATTGCACATAGCAAACTTACCCAAAAACACATTTAGGTCAAAGCCCAGCAATTCTTCTGCTGTGAACTTTTTGCCACGCCATGACTCCAAGTCCTTACGAAGCGTTGATTGCTCACCCAAAGACATGGTATAGCGCTTAGAAATCATCAATGGCTTGCCATCAGTAGTAGTTAGCGCTTGACCATCGTTATCTTCGCCATGTAGCTCAAAAGAGAACATTAGCTTGCGTTGCATTTTGATTGCACCTTGCCATTCAACCTTCTGAGTGCCAAGGTCTAGGATTCTGTATAAGCGACCCAAGTGTGAACCGCTTGGCGGTAGTTTAAAAGTAGATTCTGTTCTGGTTTCTCTGATAATCATTTAAATTACTCCTTGTTTACGAAAAATAGTCGCCCAATCCTCAAATACAGGGGCTAGTTTTGACTTTGGTTTAGATGGTTTTCCACACGCCCAACGGATGATAAGAACATCATCGTCTGATAGAAAGTCGCCAGCTTCCATTCTTTCCAAAGCTGACTCTAGGCGTTCTTCTTGTTGTTGCATTGCTACAAATGCTTCTTGATCCATAATTACTCCTGTTCTCACTGCAAAATTGCAGTAGTTAAATATTAAGCCCACTAAAAGCGATTGTCAATGCCCTTTGCAAAATATATTTTTTAGCTTATACTCTGCTTAATTATGAGCATCAAAGAAAAATTTTTAAATAAAGTTGAGCTAATACCTTTTATTGATTGTTGGGTATGGGTTGGTGCTTTGCACAGCGAAAAAAAGATGTATGGAAATTTTAGAATTGGAAAGCCACAAAAAGCCCATAGAGCAAGCTGGCTTTTATTTAATGGTGATATACCTAGTGATTTTCATGTTTTACATAAATGTGACAATCCTTGGTGCGTAAACCCAAAACATCTATTTTTAGGCACTAATGCCGACAATATTAAAGATAAAGTAAAAAAAGGTCGTTGTTCAAGGCTTGCTGGTGAAAATCATCCAATGTATGGCAAAAAACATACAGATTTAGCAAGAAAATCAATTTCGCAAGCGCATTTAGGTAAAAATCACTCTAAGCAAACCAAACAAAAAATGAGTCAATCTCAATATGAACGATGGGCTAAGGTTAAATTACATGAAGTTAAGTGATGCACAAATTGTGGAATTATTAGGCGGTACAACTGCGGTAGCTAGACTATGCAAAGTAACGCCACCAGCCGTAGCTCAATGGAAAACCAAGGGCATCCCATACGACAAAATGATATTCATGGGTGCTGAGTTGGAGAAGAAAAGTTGTGGTCTTATGAACCGCAAAAATATGTTTCCCAAGGTTTACAAATTTATTTGGCCAGAATTGGAATAGTGGTATGATTTACATATCTCTTGGAAGGGGATTAAACTTAGTGTGGCTTCACATGATACTCAGTAGGTTGCTAAGACCTATCCTTCCAGACTCCTTAAAAAAGAGTTGGGTATCAGGTGAAGCCATTTTTTTTGAAGGCTTTTATGAAACTGATTCCTAAAAATTGGGACAACTTTCAGCACTACAAACATCGCTCCCCACCTTGGATAAAACTCCACAGAAACTTGCTTGATGATATGCAATACCAACGCTTGCCTATTGCTAGCAAAGCGATAGCACCAATGCTTTGGTTGCTAGCAAGTGAGTCAAATGATGGAGTTATCCACAGGTCAGCAGAAGAAATAGCGTTTAGACTAAGAATGACCGAAAAAGATGTCATTACTGCTATTAAACCTTTGATTGATAATGGCTTTTTCATTGAAGATAGCAATATGCTAGCACAGTGCTTGCAAGATGCTACTACAGAGAGAGAGAAGAGTAGAGTAAGAGTAGAGAAAGAGAGAGAGAAAGAGATAGATACACCTGACGGTGTTTCACCATTAGTTTTTGAAGATTTTAAAAAACTACGCAAATCACTAAAAGCCCCACTTACTCAAACTGCATTAACTGGAATTGCCAACGAAGCTAAAAAAGCCAACATCTCTTTGGAAGCTGCTTTGGAGATGTGTTGCGCTAGAGGATGGCGTGGGTTTAAAGCTGAATGGGCTAAAGACCAACCAACTCAACAAAACAACGACAAACAATGGATGTTTAGTGATCAGGGAATTGTTGCCAAAGCCAACGAACTTGGAATCCACAGTATTGGCTTGACCTACCCACAACTCAAAGAAAAATGCTTGCTAATAATGGCAAAGAAGGCGATGGCATGAACTACTTAAGCGTTTGCTCTGGCATTGAAGCCGCAACAGTTGCTTGGCATGACATGGGTTGGAATCCATTGGCGTTCTCTGAAATTGAGAAATTTCCAAGCGAAGCATTAAAGCATCACTACCCTACCGTACCAAACTTAGGGGATATGACTAAATACAAGGAGTGGGATTTTGGAACAAATAGATTGGATTTACTCGTTGGGGGAACACCCTGTCAATCATTCTCAGTCGCTGGTCTTAGAAAAGGCCTTGACGACCCAAGGGGAAACCTTGCCCTCGTCTATTGTGGAATTCTTGACAAGTTTAGACCCAAGTGGTTCGTTTGGGAAAATGTGCAAGGTGTCCTCAGTTCAAGCGGTGGAAGGGATTTTGGTTCCTTCCTTGGGGCGTTGGTTGAACTCGGCTATGGGTTCAGCTACAGGGTGCTTGATGCTCAATACTTCGGAGTCGCCCAAAGAAGAAAAAGAGTGTTTGTTGTCGGACATCTTGGAGAGTGGCAACCTACCGCAAAAGTATTATTTGAGCGCGAAAGCTTGTCAGGGAATACTAAAAAGAGCAGACCGCAGAGGGAAGGAATTACCGGTTATGTTGAAAGCAGCTTTGGTCAATATCGCCCAGACACAATCGGTGGAACAACCAAAGCAAGTGGTGGTGTCTTAGGTGGTGGCTCTGAAACATTTTTAACAATTCCAATCCATGATCAAGCAACTCGCTTAAAAAAAGGCAATGGTTTGGGAATAGGCAACATTAACGACCCATGCCCAACTTTAACTAGAGGTGACAAACATATGGTTGCCCATGCTTTTAAAGTTCGTGGTGGTTGCGAAGGTGGTGGTAAAGGTTATTTAGGTAAAGATGAACAAGCTTTTACTTTATCAACCCATCAGGATCAAACTTTGTACACAAACATGGCAGTTCGCAGACTAACCCCTGTTGAGTGCGAAAGATTGCAAGGTTTCCCTGACAACTACACCAACATCAAAGAAAACTGCCCTGATGGCCCAAGATACAAAGCTTTGGGTAATTCAATGGCAGTGCCTGTGATGAAATGGATTGGCAACAGAATACAAATGGTAGAAGATGGACTTATTTGATGATGACGAAACCTACCGACATCAATGTGAAGTCCGACAACTGCTCAAATGGCGAGCAGAAAAAGGCTTGCAGTGGTTTCGTGAATATATTTCAACTCATGGATTTGGTGGCAGAAAAGCAAAACTGCTTGGAGATGTTGCAGAACAATGGAAGCGCGGTAACCGCGGTGAAAAAGGGGTATGGAAATGAATGCTTATGAATTAGCTGATAAGTTAGATGACAGTTTGAAGTTTTTAGATGCTATGAATACTCAATACAAGAATGGCTTTGGTAAATACAGGCTTTTGCCTAAAGAAGTTGCAAATACTCTACGAAAACAACAAAAGCTCATAGAGGAGTTGCAAAATCGTTTACAACAATACGAATGTCATCATGGGGTGGAAGGTGGCCACGCTTGCAAAGAATGTTATCAAGAACTAACTATTAAATTTGCAAGAGGTAAATAATGGAAATAGATCCAAATAAATGTATCAACACAATCTGGGAGTTAGCTCCTGAATACAGTCAAGCTAAAGGTGAGTTAGCCAAAATGGAAGCTTATAAAAGCTCACTTAAAGCCATTATGATGAAAAAATCTAATGAAAACAGTATTGGTGGGCAAGAACGAGAAGCTTACGCAAGCGAAGAATACCAACAACATTGCGTAGCTATCGGTTATGCAACAGAAAAAGCTGAATTGCTAAAATGGCAGATTATGTGCGCACAAATGCGCCATGAAACTTGGAAAGTAGAACAAGCTAATCAACGAGCATTTGAAAGAGTCATAAAATGAACGAAACCTTAAATAAAGCAATTAACTTTGCAGTAAAGAACCCTATGTACATTGATTACGCTGAAATCTACCTAGAACTCAAGCACACGCTCAAAGACTTCCACGATGCCACTCTTAAAAAAGACTGGGATACTGCCTATATTTTGAGCAATAACTTGGTTGAACTAAGCCACGACCTAGAAACCGCTGCTGAACGCTTGCTCAATGACCAAAAGTGAAAAAGCCCACTACGACAGAGTTGCCAGACTTGGATGTGCGTTATGCCGTCACTTGGGTTTGCCCTACGATGGGGGAGTTGAAATACACCACATTAGACGATTTGGCGGTAAAAGAGCTAATGCGCCAGTTATCGGACTCTGTGTTGAACACCACCGAGGAAATACAGGTGTTCATGGTCTTGGGGCAAAAGGGTTTGAAAAGCACCATCAAGTTGGACAAGAAGATTTGCTTGAAATAACGGAGAAATTGCTTGGTAATCCTTAATTTACCCTTACCCCCATCGGTAAACTCTTACAGAACCATATTTCGTAACAGAATGGGGATCAGTAAAGCTGGCCGAGAATTTAAGCTCAAGGTTCAGGAATATGTCATTGAAAACTGTGTTCCTAAATTAGGCGAGAAACGCCTACAAATGCAAGTTACACTATACCCAAGGGATAGGCGTAAGCAAGACATAGATAACCGCATCAAAGCCCTTTGGGATGCTTTAACTGATGCTGGCGTATTTGATGATGATGAGCAAATTGATATTTTGATAGTCCAGCGTGGAGAAATCCGTAAAGGCGGTGGATGTTTTGTAATGATTGAAGAACTAAATGAACCACGACAAGAACAACGGTGACAGAACCTTACAAGAATGTACAAACTGTAAATTAAGAAAACCCAAAGAATTTGGTAAATATGTAGTTTTTAACCAAGGTTTGAATCAAAAATGGCTTTGTGGTAGTTGTTACGAGAAAAGAAATAGGCGATAATGTCCCTAAGCGAGAGTGATATTAGGGGAAAGTCCAAGGCAAGTACCCACTTTTTTGGGAGTTACTATGCAACATCAAGACTGCGCCATGTTCGTACAAACGCTATTGCATAGTGCGACTATTGCCCACCAATTACATTTACAGTCCAAATCTTATTCACAGCACAAGGCTTTGGGCGCGTATTACGAAGAAATCCCAGACCTGACCGATGCCATTGTTGAGTCATACCAAGGTAAATATGGTCTGATTGAAAGCTACCCAACCAATTACCATAATGCTGGCCGTAAAACGCCATTGCAATACATGGAATCATTACAGAAGTTTGTTGCCGAAGCTCGCGGATCACTGCCACAGGACTCAGAACTACAAAATGAGATTGACAACATCGCCAATCTGATCAATTCTACCGTTTACAAACTTAAATTCTTAGGATAAGCCATGCCATTAGATAAATCAGGTTCAAAAGAATCCGTAGGCAAGAACATAAAAGCCGAGATGAAGGCTGGCAAACCTAAGAAGCAAGCGATTGCTATTGCCCTGAATGTAGAGCGTGACAACGCCAAAGGTAGCCGTAAAGCTAAATTAGAAGAAGCTTATGGTCGCTTCTTAGGTGAAAGGGAAGAATAATGTTTACTAAAGAAAAGATTAAACCTGAGAACTCTTTGTTGCAAAAGCACAAAGAATCAACACTAGAAAAGAACGAAGCTAAACGCGTAGCTCGCAGAGAGCTAATCAACCGCGAATTTAACAAAATTGTCAAAGATAGATTCTAAGCATGGAATTGGGGCGCGTAACTGATCCACAAGCTTGGAAACAAGCAATGGCTGGCCTACTTCGCAGAGGTGGAGAGGTCACAGATTACATTGAGCAAGCCCCAACTAAAGCAGTCAAATCATTAGCGGAAGCTAGAGAACGCCAATCTGCGTTAATGAATAAAGCTTTTGATCCAACTGGCAAAAAATTATTTAGAGATACCGAAGCTGCCAATCAAGCAGCCATGAATTTGTTTGAAGGGCCAATGTCATTTGCTCCAATAGGAATGTTAGCTCCTAAACAATTTGTTGGGAAAACTCTTGAAGGCATGCCCCAATTAGTCAAAGTTGGCGATAAATTTGAAGAATTTGGCACTGATCAGCGCCTTGTTGATATTGCTCAACGCTACGCGCAAGACAAGGGCCTTACATACAATCCATTAAAAACTTACGCTGATGTTGATGTTGATAGAGCAAAAAGGCTTGCTCTTGCTTATCAGCTAATGAAAAACGAGCCAAATAACCCAGCAGTCAAGAAGTCTTACAGCAAAATGATTGATGAAACGCTTGATCAATACGAAGCTTTAAGAAAACAAGGGTATAAATTTGACTTCATGCCAGCCAGCGGCGACATTTACGGCAATCCACGAAACGCTATCAATGACATCGTAACCAATAAGCATCTATCTGTATTCCCAACGGTACAGGGGTTTGGTGGCCCATCCGCAGCCGCGGCCAGTGAAGCTAACCCACTACTTCAAAAAACAGGTGAAAAATGGGGCGGTCAAGATGTAACTGCAAACGATGTATTTAGAGCAGTACACGATGTATTTGGCCACGCTAAACATGGCGTAGGATTTAGAGCAAGAGGAGAAGAAAACGCTTTCCAATCCCATGCTCGTATGTATTCTCCAGATGCCTTACCAGCCGCCACTTCTGAAACCAGAGGGCAGAACTCATGGGTAAACTTTGGGCCATACGGTGAAATGAATAAATCTGCTAACCCACTACTAACAGAATATGCAGAACAAAAGACTGGTATAATGCCAGCATGGACTTGGTTAGAAGGTATTGCTAAATGATTGAACAGGTATTTATTGCCGTCACAGAACTAATAGCAGTCGGATTACTACAAGCCAAAACAAGACAGTACAAAAGATGGGCCTCAATTTTTGGATTGCTTGGCCAACCATTCTGGTTCTACACTTCCTACCAACAAGAGCAATGGGGCGTATTTGCAGTATGCTTTTGCTTTTTAGCGCTTTGGATTAAGAGTTTTAAAGATAACTGGATCACCCCAGAATCTGGTTTTACAAACCAAGACTATTACGATTTGATAGATGATGCTCTAAACGACTTAGAAAACACTGGCCGTTTAAATAAAAAAGATTACATACGCAGAGTAGCCAAAGAAGCCCTAAAGATTTAGTAGTCATTTGCTAAAAAGCAACTAAATGTAGTAATATTAACTTATCTAAACACTTAGGTAAATTTGTATGACGATTGAAAAACAATCAACTTCTATCAAGGGTGGCAAACGAGATGGCGCTGGCAGACCAGCTGGCATACCTAACAAGTCCACAACGGCTGCTAGGATGGCCATTGCTAAGTTTGTTGATGGCAACTCAGACAAAATACAAGAGTGGCTTGAGCAAGTAGCTTCTGGCATACAAGACGAGCAAACTGGCAAATGGCTAGTACCCCCTAACCCTAAAGATGCTTTTATGATGTTTCAGGCTTTGGTTGAATACCATGTGCCTAAACTAGCTCGCCAAGAAGTCGTTGGTGACGAAACTAAACCAGTACGCCATATCTATCAATGGAAGAAGTAGATTATGACGAGGTGGTACACACCTTTGATTACGAATCTAGACCTGTATTTGAGGACTTCCATGAACGCCAAGAGCGATGGGCGGTAATTGTTGCCCACCGTAGATGCGGCAAGACGGTTGCTTGCATTAACGACTTGATCCGTAGGGCGCTGGAAGAAAACAAAGAGAATGGGCGCTATGCTTATGTAGCCCCATACTATTCACAAGCCAAGACAATTGCTTGGGATTACCTTAAACAGTACGCAGAACCAGCCACAGTTAAGGCCAACCAATCTGAGCTATGGGTTGAGCTAGTCAATGGATCAAGAATCCGTTTGTTTGGTGGCGATACTCCAGACTCACTTAGGGGTTTATACTTAGATGGCGTTGTTCTTGATGAATACGCAGACATGAAGCCATCCATCTGGGGCGCAGTAATCCGACCATTATTGGCAGACCGCAGAGGATGGGCTGTGTTTATTGGTACGCCTAAAGGCCATAACAGCTTTTACGACATTTACAACAATGCCTTAAGACAACCCAACTGGTTCGTAAAAACCCTTAGAGCAAGCCAGACTAACCTACTAGCAGCCGAAGAATTAGAAGATGCTCAAGCTTCTATGTCACCAGACCAATACGAGCAAGAGTTTGAATGTAGCTTTGAAGCTGCCATCCTTGGTGCGTTCTACGGTAAAGAGATGCGAGTTCTTACCGATGCTGGGCGTATCACTACGGTTGAAGCTGATCCACTATTCCCAGTGAATACGGCATGGGACTTGGGCTACTCAGACGATACGGCTCTTTGGTTCTACCAAGTCATCTATGGCGAGATACGCATACTAGATTACCATTCAAGCAACGGCCATCAGGTGAGCTACTACACCGACCTTTTGGAATCCAAGCGCCAAGAAAACAAGTGGCGTTATGGCAAACATTACCTACCCCATGATGCTAGAGCAAAAACATTGGCCAGTGGTGGAAAGTCAATTATTGAACAAATTGCTAGCAAAATTCCTGTAGAATCGCTTAAAATAGTACCAAGCTTATCGTTACAAGACGGTATTCAAGCCACTAGACTTGCATTGATGCGAAGCTGGTTTGATGGAGTTAAATGTCAAGACGGTATAGAGTGCTTACGGCAGTATCAGCGTGAATACGATGAGGACAAAAAGGTTTTTAGGGATAAACCGAAACACGATTGGACTTCTCATGGTGCGGATGCTTTTCGTATGCTTGCAATAGCATGGAAAGAAGAAGATAAAGTCACCCCGAAAGACAACTCTATCAAGGGTATTGTAGTAGGCAAGAATGAAACCACGCTCAATGAGTTGTGGAAGATTCAAGCACCAAAACCTAGCGGAAGAATATAAGCATGGAAAATTCGTCAAAACACACCTATGAGAAATGGTATAACACCATTGCAGCCTATGAGCGCACCTACAAGAAGTGGGAAGGCCGAGCAGATAAGATTCTCAAACGGTATCGTGATGATTCTAGGACTCAGAACAATCCTAACGCTAGATTCAATATCCTTTATTCCAATGTGCAGACGGTTATTCCAGCCATCTTTGCACGACTCCCTAGACCTGATGTAAGCCGTAGATTCCGCGACAATGATCCTGTAGGTCGCGTTGCTTCTATGATGCTTGAACGCGCTCTTGAGTTTGAACTAGAACACTACACAGATTACAAGTCCGCAATGGACTCAGTTGTATTTGACCGCATGATTGGTGGTCGTGGTACAGCTTGGGTGCGTTACGAACCACATATTGTTGCTGACGAAAAAGGTATGCCAGAAGATGGCTTCCAAGTATCAGAAGATATTGACGAAGTTGATGAGTCAAAAGAAGGCTTAGAGAACGAATCACCAGAGCGCATTGAATACGAGTGCGTGCCTATTGATTATGTTCACTGGCGTGACTTTGGCCATTCAGTAGCTCGCACATGGGAAGAAGTAACATCCGTATGGCGTAAGGTTTACATGAACCGCAATGCTCTTGTTGAGCGTTTTGGCGAAGAACTTGGCTACCAAATCCCATTGGACTCAACTCCAAGCGATGGCAAGACTTATGCACACCAACAAGATGCTGCTGAACAAGCCGTTATCTATGAAATTTGGGATAAAGAATCAGGCACAGCCCTATGGATTAGCAAATCATTAGGCAAAATCCTTGATGAGCGCCCAGACCCACTACAGTTAGAGAACTTCTGGCCATGTCCAAAGCCACTTTACTCTAACCTTACGACTGAAAACTTAGAACCAATCCCTGATTTTGTGATGTATCAGGATCAAGCCAAAGAGCTTGACACCTTGGCAGACCGTATTGATGGATTGATTAACGCCCTTAAAGTTCGTGGCGTTTACGATGCAAGTTCTAGTGAATTACAGCGTTTATTCTCTGAGGGAGAGAACAATACACTGATTCCAGTACACAACTGGATGGCATTTGCCGAGAAGCAAGGCATGAAGGGTGCGATTGACCTAGTGGATATTGCCCCATTTGCCAACGCTTTGATGTCTTGCTACCAAGCAATGGAGCAAGTTAAGGGTCAAATTTACGAGATTATGGGTATCGCTGACATTCAGCGTGGTCAAACAGACCCTAACGAAACACTTGGCGCACAGATTATCAAGTCAAACAATGCTGCTGGCAGACTCAAGACCATGCAAAACCATGTGGTGCAGTTTGCTACTACATTGTTAAGCATTAAAGCTCAGATTATCTGCAATCACTTCAGCGAAGATACGATTATCAAGATTTCTGGTGCTGATCAGCTATCAGAGCAAGATAAAGCGCTTGTACCACAGGCATTACAGCTATTAAAGTCAGAATCAGCTAAGAACTTCCGCATTGAAGTCACTAGCGATTCAATGATTTATCAGGATGAGCAGCAAGAAAAGCAAAACCGCGTTGAATTCTTGACTGCCGTTAGCCAATTCGTACAAACTGCCCTACCTGTAGGTCAAGCCGTACCTGAATTAGTACCATTATTCATGGAAATGTTGAAGTTTGGCGTAACTGCGTTCAAAGCTGGCAAGCAAATTGAAGGTTTGATTGACGAAACTGCTGATAAGTTCAGAGAACAAGCCAAGATGCAAGAAGGTCAGCCTAAACCGCCAAGCCCAGAGGTTCAGAAGCTTCAAATGCAAGCCCAATTGGAGCAACAAAAGATGCAATTCCAATCTCAGCTTGAGCAACAGAAGATGCAAGCCAATATTGAGATGGAAAGAGCTAAACAAGAGTACCAATCTCAAGAAACCCAAGTCCGTATGCAAATGGAAATGGAACGCGATGCAGCAGAGCGTGAGATGGAAATGAAGATGGCTCAAATGAAGCTAATGACTGAGCGTAATACACAGTTGTTGCTTGCTTATGTCAATAACGGCGCAAAGGTTGAAGTAGCTCAAATCTCTGCTGGTGCAAGCATGGGAGATGGATTGCCTGAGAAGTACGACATGGAAGAAGATATGGCTAAAGCTATGGAGCATCCGCTTGCCCCAATCGCTAATGCTATCCAACAGGGCAACCAACAGACTGCCGAGATGATTGCACAGTTAGCGGATAACATTAACCAAAGCCAAAACCGACCAAAACAGGTCATTCGTGGAGCAGACGGTAAAATCATAGGTGTTCAATGAGCAACTTGAAGTATTCCAACGCTACACGCCACGCTCAAAACGAGGGCTTGATTGCTTATGCTGGTACTGGGTGCATCATTAACATTTATCAAGGTACTCAGCCAGCTAATGCTAACACTGGCATAACGACTCAGACCTTGTTGGTAAGCTGCCCTATTTCTGGCGTGTTTGGTACGGATACTAACGGCACTTTGACACTTGGAGCAGTCACCACAGGCATTGCCGTAGCTACTGGCACTGCTCAATTTTTCAGAGTCTTTAAATCAGACAATATTAGCGTTGTGATGGATGGATCAGTAGGCACTTCAGGCGCAGACTTGAACCTTGATACGACCACCATCAATGTCACGCAATCAGTCAATATCACTGGCGGTACTATCATTAGGAATAACCAATAATGGCCATTACAGTCAAACATACCAAAGTAAGTACCGTACCTGATACGGCTGATACAAGCTTAGTCCGCCCATCGGATTGGAACGCAGACCACACGCTTACAGGTCTTGGCACTATGGCCGAGCAAGATGCCAATAATGTGAACATCACAGGCGGTGCAATTAGCGGAACAACGGTTAGCGGATACATCCCTACCAGTGAAAAAGGTGCAAACAATGGAGTTGCAACCCTAGATGCTGGTGGTAAAGTCCCAACAAGCCAGATTCCATTGCAAGGTGATTTGAATTACCAAGGCACATGGAACGCAAACACCAATACGCCAACCCTAACTAGCTCAACAGGAACTCAGGGTTATTACTATGTTGTGGATGTGGCTGGTACAACTAACCTTAACGGCATTACTGATTGGCAGATTGGCGATTGGGCTATTTTCAACGGTTCAGTATGGCAAAAGGTAGATAACACCGATGCGGTGACTAGCGTAAACGGTCAGGTTGGCACAGTTGTATTGACAACAACCAACATTGCTGAAGGCACAAACGAATACTTTACCCAAGCTAGAGCTAGACAATCCATTTCTGCTGGCACAGGCATTAGCTATGACAACTCAACAGGCGTGGTCACAAACGCTGCTCCTGATCAAGTTGTTAGCTTAACAGGTGCTGGCACAACATCTATTTCAGGCACTTACCCTAACTTCACCATTACTTCTAACGATGAGTTTGACGGTGATGTGGTTGGCCCAGCTTCTGCAACAGATAACGCAATTGCTCGCTTTGACACGACAACTGGTAAGCTGATTCAAAACTCTGTAGTAACGGTAAGCGACACAGGGGCTATTGCTGGTGCAACAACCATTACAGACCTAGACTACCTAGACTTTGACACCACCTACAACACAACATTAGGTGCTGGACAGTTAGGATGGAACGGTAATGACACCCTTGGTTTGGGAATGATTGGCGGTAATGTCGTTCAGCACATTGGCGAGGATACATTTTTTTATGTAAAAGCTAGTTCTGCGATTACCAAGGGTCAGTTATGTATGTTTACTGGTGCGGTTGGTTCAAGTGGAGTATTAACTGCTGCTCCAGCCACTGCGATTCCTTTTGCTGAAGCCATTATTGGTGTTGCTGCCGAAGATATTGCATTAAATGGTTTTGGTTTAATTCAAAGCACAGGCACTCTAAGAGGTGTTGATACTTCTGCGTTTTTGGATGGGGATATTCTTTACTATAACTCTGCCGTAACTGGTGGATTTACAAAGACATTCCCAGCGAGTGGCCCAATTGTTATTGTTGCTGCTGTTGCTAAATCAGGCTCAGGTAGCTCAGGCGTTTTGACTGTAAGGATTTCATTCCAAACAAGGGTGACTGCAAGCACAGGAATATCTGTAACTCAGGGTAACGATGTAGTAACTGTGACCAACACAGCTCCAGACCAAGTCGTATCTTTGACAGGCGGTGGCACTACTACTATTAGTGGTACATACCCAAATTTCACAATATCTAGTGATGACCAATTTGATGGTACTGTCACAAGCGTTGATTTATCTGCTGGAACAGGAATTTCTGTATCAGGCGGCCCAATCACAACTAGCGGTAGCATCACAGTAACCAATACTGCCCCTGACCAAACAGTTGTTTTGAACGCTGGCACAGGTATTTCTACAAGCGGCACTTATCCAAACTTTACCGTTACCAACACCGCACCTGACCAAGTGGTGGCGATTAGTGCTGGCACAGGAATTAGCGTATCAGGCACTTATCCAAACTTTACGGTTACAAATACATCGCCTGATGTGCCATTCACCTATACGAATACCTATGTACCGTATGGTCAAGGCACAACAACACCTGACCAAAGCGCAGACTTTACATACGATGAGTCAGTTAAGACTGTTACTGCCCCACAGGTAAGTGCATCAAACGGCATCTTTGTAAACAGTGCAACGGTTAGTGCAAGCTACTCAATCCCTAGCGGTTCAAACGCCATGAGTGCTGGAACAATGACCATTGCTAACGGCATTACAGTAACTGTGCCTAACGGCAACACTTGGGTTATTGTCTAATGACAACTGCGTTTCAGTCCAATGCCTTCCAGAACTCTGGGTTTCAGGTTGATCCAGTAACTGGTGCTATTTATGTAGTGGATCAAAATGACACCTGTGACATGGTTGGTACGGTCACTGGCGGTGGCGAAATAACCGTAGATACACATGACGGCTTCACAAAGGATGAGATTAAACGCTATAAGAAGATGCAGAAACGCATCGCTCAAGCGGAAGCTGCCAAGATACAAGCAAGACGAGATAAAGCACTACTACGCAAACGACAAATTGCAGACTTTGTTGATCCTAAACCAGTTGTGCAAGTTAATATCCCTAAAGTAGAATCTGTAGCGGAAGTTAAGATTGATAAACCGTCAATTGATACGAAGCGATTAAATGCGACCATTATCAATCTTCAACGCCAGCAACAACAGTTGCTAAGAACGGTTGAGTTACGGAATCAAATAGCTAAGGCTCAGGCCATGCTAGCGATACACGAAGCTCAAATGGCTGCTGAACGAGATGATGAGGAAGCGTTATTACTATTGTTATAAGCCATTCATCATCCCATTTTGTAACGAGGATGAAATGAAACATATTTGCCCACTATGTAAAAGCGAGTACGAACCACGCGATGACAGCAAATTGTCTGACAAAGACAAGTATTTGTTGTTTTGGGGCCACACTTTAGGCACACCAGAGGCCGAAGAAGCATGGAAAGCTAAGGAATCCATGACAAAACGCCAAGCTCCTATGGTTCAATCAGACATTCAAGGTTATATCAGTCAAATTGATGGATCATGGATTGATTCAAAGTCAAAACACCGTTCACACCTTAAACAACATGGTTGTATTGAGGTTGGCAACGAAAAACAAAGTAATGCAACACCAAAGCAAGACCCACAACTTAAGCAACGCATCGCTGAAATAGCGTATGAAAAGCTTAGATACCGTTAATCCGACAACTTGGAGAGCAACATGGCAGACTTAAGAAGCGCACTAGAAGAAGCAATGAATCAGGCAGAAGATGGCACATTGGAAGCCCCTGAAGAAACCGAGATTGAGGTAAATAATGACCCAATACGCAACGAAAAAGGACAGTTCGCTTCTAAAACGCAAGAAGAACCAGCAGAAGAAGCTCCAGTTGCTGAAGCAGAAGATACGGAAGAAACAGTAGAAGCTGCCGAAAAACCACAGGAATACACACCTAGCGTTCAACGCCCTACTACTTGGAAGAAAGAGTATTTACCGCTATGGGATAAGCTTGACAAAGGTGAAGCTCTTAGCCAAGACGAAGCTCGCTCATTGCTTCAATACAATGTTCAGCGTGAGAACGAGTTTAAAAAGGGTGTTTCTGCCTACAAAGCTGAAGCTGACAATGCTCGCTCACTTACAGAAGCAATTAGCCCATTTGTGCCAGAATTGCAAAAAAACGGCATCCACCCAGCTGCTTGGATCAATAACTTGGGCCGCGCCCACATGATTCTGTCCCAAGCCCCTTATCAGCAAAAGGTGGAATTGTTCTCAAAGCTTGCACAAGATTACGGAATTGATTTAAACTCAGCTTATAGTGGCGAAAATACAACACAGTATCAAGACCCACAGGCTTTTGCGCTACAACAGCAGATTCAACAGTTGCAACAACAAGTTCAACAGGTTGGAAGTTGGAAGGAGCAGCAAGAGCAAGGCGTTCTAATGAGCGAGATACAAAGATTTAGTAGTGATGTGGAGAAGCATCCACATTTTGAGGCGGTGCGCGAACAAATGGCTCAATTACTTGAGAATGGTTTAGCAAACGACCTTGAAACGGCTTATGCAAAAGCTGTACGCTTGAACGATGAAGTTTGGCAGACTGAGCAGAATAGACTTCTGCAAAATGCTACTAAACAAGCAACGCAAGCCCAGCGAGTCGCTAAAGCCAAAGCTGCTGCGGTAAGTCCGAAGTCTGTTACACCTAACAGCCAGACAAATCAAGGCAGTGCAAAGGATAGACGGTCTTTATTAGCCGAACAAATGGGCGAATTAGGCAGTCGTGTTTAATAAACTTTTTTAAGGAAATATCATGGCATTTGCTAACTCAGCTATTACCGATATTATCGCAACGACTATTCAAAGCCGTAGCGGTGAATTGGCAGACAACTTAACAAACAACAACGCGTTGCTAAAGCGCTTGAAGTCTAAGGGCAATGTTCGCCCATTCTCAGGTGGTAATGTGATTTTGGAAGAAATCATGTACAACGACCCATCAACAAACAACGCTAACTCATACTCTGGTTACGAAGTTCTAAACATTTCTCCAGATAGCCCAATTTCTGCTGCTCAGTATTCAATTACTCAGTACGCTGATGCGGTTACTATGTCTGGCCTTGAAATGTTGCAAAACGCGTCAAAAGAAGCAATCATTGACTTGTTAGATGGTCGTATGCAAGTTTCAGAAGCTCGCCTTTTGAACCGTATCGCTTCAGACATCTACGGTGACGGTACTGGTAACGGTGGCAAGAACATCACTGGTCTAGCAGCTGCTATTCCTGATGATCCGACTACTGGTACATATGGTGGTATCAACCGTGCAAACTGGTCTTTCTGGCAGTCTAAGAAGTATTCAGGTACAACTGACGGTGGTGCAGCTGTTTCAGCCACAAACATCCAGAAGTACATGACTTCTTTAGCAATTCAGTTGGTTCGTGGTAACGATAAAGCTGACTTGATCGTTGCAGACAACAACTACTACTCATTGTATGTTCAGTCACTACAAGCTATTCAGCGTATTACTAGCGAAGAATCAGCTGCTGGTGGTTTCGCATCATTGAAGTTCTACGGTGGTGGTACATCTGCTGATGTGGTGTTAGACGGTGGTGTTGGTAATGCTTGTACAGCTAACCACATGTTCTTCTTGAACACAAACTACATCTTCTTGCGCCCACACAAAGAGCGTAACTTTGTACCTATCGGTGGTGAGCGCCAAGCTATTAACCAAGATGCTATTGTTAAGCTTTACGGTTGGGCTGGTAACTTGACAACAAGCAACAGCTTCTTGCAAGGCGTGTTGATCGCTTAATAGCGGTTACATTCATTAACTTTTAGGAGAAAATTATGTCATACAATATTACCCCTACCGCTGGCATTAACTTGGATGATAAAGTTAATACAAATCCAAATTCTGCTGGCACTGGCGTACCTGTAAACGGCCCATTGGGTTCACAAGTGTTTGGTTCAGACGGTAAGCGCTATGTATTAGGCGTTGCTGGTGCAACTATCGCTGCTTCAACAGCTGTTTGCACTGTAAACCCAACAACATTTGTTGCAACAGCTACTGGCGGCGCTTATACAAGCCCAGCAGTTGCTCTAGCATCAGGTGACTATGCTTGGTTCGCAGCAGCTAGCGTTTAATTAGCTTAAGTAGTAAACTTAAGGGGAGTGGTCTTAACGGACTGCTCCCTTTTTATTTAACCTAAACACTTAGGAGTAACAAATGGCTATTGAAAGCGATGTAAGAGGCGCTGATGAGAACTTGTATGTAGAGTTCTACAGTCGCGCAGTAAAACAAGAGTTTGCATCACAAGAAGCTGGCAGACCCATCTTTGCGGATGTAACCTATGTAAAAATCTTTACCCCTAGCGACCAATTAACCCAAATTGACACGATTGCTAGAGAGGATCACAAAGCGCGCTTCCCAAGACAGTGGGCGCATTACATGAACAAAATGAACGGCCAAGAACAAATCGTGGGTACGCCTGTATCTGCTTGGACTTTGCTAACCCCAGCCAACGCAGAAGAACTACGAGCATTAAAGTTCTACACTGTAGAGCTAATTGCTAACGCTAACGATGCTCAGTTGCAGAAATTAGGCATGGTAGCTGGCATGTCTGGCCACAGCTTGCGTGATAAAGCTAGAGCGTTCTTAAATATTGCATCAAACTCAGCTGATGAAGCCAAGCGCGAAGCTGAATTAGCTGCTTTGAAAGAAGAAAACGAGAAAATCAAGGCTGAAACTGCCAAACAGATTGCAGAAATGCAAGCTCAGGTGCAAGCTTTAATAGCAATGGCAACTGAAAAGAAGCCAAGAGCTAAAAAAGTCAAAGAAGAAGTGGAAGAATAATAAAGGGGGTTCGCCCCCTTTTAATTTGTGCAGTAATTGATATAATGACCAAAATACCTTAATTACTTAGGGTGAAAACCACCAAAGTAAAGGATTCTCCATGTCACAGACAATGCTTCAGTTAATGCAACAAACATCTAGCGAGCTAGGTTTAGTTGCCCCAACAACGGTTGCTGGTAATACTTCTCAAGATGTTATTCAGTTGTTAGCCCTGATGAACTCAGCTGGCTACGAGCTATTGAAGGAATATGACTGGCGCGCATTGCAAAGAGAATACAGGTTTTACACCCAAGCTTACACATACACAGGTTACACGACTGAAGGTTCATATACCATCACAAATATGTCTGGAACTACAGGGCTAAATGACAAATTTATGCTTACTGGTGACGGAATACAGCAAGACACCACGATTGTTAGCGTAGATTCTGCCGTTCAAATCACTGTTAATCAAAAAGCAAGCTCTACAGGCTTTACAACGCTTACTTTTGGCCAAACAAAGTACGATTTGCCACCTGATTATGAGGTTATTACAGACCGTACACAGTGGGATAAGTCAAAACACTGGGAAATGCTAGGGCCAGAGGATGCTCAACAATGGCAATGGCTCAAATCTGGCTATATTTCAACTGGCCCACGCGTTAGATGGCGTATTTTAGGTCAATATTTCCAAATTTGGCCAATTATGAACACCCAAGAGTACCTTGGTTTTGAGTATCGCTCAAAAGCATGGGCTGAAAGCGCAACTGGCGTACCTAAAAACTCATTTACTGCTGATACAGACACCACAGTATTTGATGATCGCTTGATGGTGATGCTTACAAAGCTTAAATATTTCCAAATTAAGAACTTTGATACGACAGCTTTGCAACAAACTTACGATAGATACCTAAGTGTTGTGAAATCTAACGACAAGGGCGCTCCAAACTTATCATTTGCACCATACCCAAGCAAGGTGCTTATTGGTTACGCAAATATTCCTGACACTGGCTACGGAAGCTAATTATGGCGCAAGCACAAAGAAGGACTGCTATAACAGCTTCTATGGCTTCACCTATTGGTGGGTGGAACGCCAGAGATTCATTGGCAGAAATGAACCCATTAGATGCGGTGGAGCTAGTAAACTGGTTTCCAACACCGTCTGATTTAACCTTACGCAAGGGTTACACCAAACATTCTATTGGCATCACTGGTGCTGTTGATAGTTTAATGAACTATGCTGGCCCAACAGGTCAAAAACTGTTTGCAGCTGCTGGAACGACTATTTACGAAGTAACCACAAGCCCAGCCGTAGAAGTATTTACTATCACCAATGACAGATTCCAGCACGTCATGATGTCCACTGCTGGCGGTGACTTTTTAGTAGCTTGTAATGGTCAAGACCCAACGCTTTTGTATAACGGTACGGCTTGGTTAAAGATTGCAACAACCACAACCGCCCAAACAATTAGTACGATTACCAGAGGTGGCACAGGAAACCTAACCGCTACCCTGACAACAGCTGCGCCCCATGGCTTGATCACAGGCAATCAGGTCACTATTAGTGGTGCAACTGAATCTAACTACAACGGCACATACATCATCACAGTAACAGACCCAACAACCTTTACTTACACGATGGCAACTGCTCCGTCTGCCGATGCAACAGTAGTAGGTACTTACAACATTCTAGGTATTACAGGCGTTGATAGCTCTACCTTTATCAATGTGAACTTGTTTAAAAACCGCCTATATTTCACGCAAAAAGACACCATGAAAATATGGTATTTGCCTGTGGATTCTGTGGGTGGAGCAGCAGAATCTATTGACTTTGGTGGTATTGCTCGCATGGGCGGTTATTTGCAAGCAATGGGTACTTGGACACTAGATGCTGGCCAAGGTGCTGACGATTACGCTGTATTTGTGACTAGCATGGGCGAAGTCATGGTTTACAACGGCACAGACCCTACAACTGCTGAAACTTGGGCATTAAAAGGCGTATGGCAACTAGGTCAAACATTTAGCCGTAGATGCTTCTTTAAATGGTCTGGCGATTTGTTGCTTTTGACTAAAGATGGAATTACACCTTTGGCTTCAGCTCTACAGTCTAGTCGTCTTGATCCACGCGTGAACCTTACAGACAAGATTTACTACGCAATTAGTCAGGCTGCTACGGCATATTCAAGCCAATTTGGATGGCAGATTAACTACTTTGCTAGTGAAAATATGTTAATTATCAATGTGCCTAATGGTTCAACTACAGACCAATATGTGATGCACGCCATTACAAAGGCATGGGCTAAATTCACTAACATCAACGCTAATTGTTTTGAAATCCACAATGACCGCATGTATTTTGGTGCTATTGGCTTTGTTGGCCAGTTCTACAACACCAACAGCGATGCTGGCGCAAACATTGTTGCTACGGTGCAACAAGCGTACTCATACTTTGAAGCTCGCGGTCAATTAAAGCGTTTCACTATGATTCGCCCTATTTTCTCTACTTCTGGCGGTATTCCAACCATCTTAGCTAATGTGAACATTGATTTTGAAACCCAAGATGTGACAGGCGCGGTCACATTTAACCCAGCTACGGTGGTTGCTGGCGTTTGGGATCAATCTACATGGGATAATGCCAACTGGGGCGGTGGTTTACAGATTAGCAAGATTTGGCAAGGCGTAACTGGTATCGGTTACTCTGCTGGCGTATATATGAAGGTTGCATCACAGAATATTGATGTTCGTTGGGCTTCTACTGATTATGTGATGGAGAGAGGGGGAGTTATTTGATTACTACTGAGAATCAAGATTACTTGCGAGCATGGATTGAACGCATACTTTTTCAAAAATTTGGCGATGAAGCAAGATTTATAGGCCAAATGAAGCAAGATAACTTGGTTGCAGTGGTAGCATTTACCAACTTCATTCCAAATGCTTGTGCGATGCACATAGCTAGTGTTGGCGAACATTGGATGGATAGAAATTTATTGTGGGCTTGCTTTGATTACCCCTTTAACAAATTGGAAAAAAAGGTTATATTAGCGACTATGGAAGCTTCTAACGAAGAAGCCATAAAACTAAACCGACACCTTGGTTTCCAAGATAAAGCGTTAATTGAAGATGCCCACGAACATGGGGATTTACTTTTAATGGCGATGAGAAAAGAAGATTGCAAATGGCTAAATCTTAAATGCTCATTGCGTAAGCAACTAGGAGAATGACATGGGTGGTGGTGGCGGTTTATTAGGTGGAGTAACTAATGCGTTGTTTGGGAAACCATCTCAACCAGCAACACCTGACTATACAGGTGCAGCACAACAAACTGCACAAGGCAATTTAGATGCTGCTCGTCAAGCAACGGCAGCTAACCGTGTTAATCAAGTAACTCCTTACGGCTCTCTAAATTACGCAATTACAGGTCAAGACCCTTACGGCAATCCAACATGGACTGCTACGACTTCATTAAGCCCTGACCAACAGCAACTATACAATTACGATATTGCCACTTCTAAAGGCTTAGGCGAGCTTCAGCAAAAAGGCTTAGGTTATGTTGGCAGTATGTTGGATAAGCCATTTAGCACCCAAAACTTACCTCAATTTGGCATTAAAGGTGGTGAGAATTACGAAGATGCAATCATGCGTAGATTGCAACCCACTATTGCTGCTGAAACCAAGTCTTTTGATGCTCAAATGGCTAACCAAGGCATCCCTGTAGGCTCAGAAGCTTACCAAAATGCTAAACGAGTATTTGATGCTCGCCAAAACGACAAGCTTGTAAGTGCTATTACAGGTGGCTTTGATGTTGGCTCTAGGATGCGACAGCAACAGTTTGGCGAAGAAGCTTATATGCGTAATGAACCAATCAATACGCTCAACGCAGTTCGTTCAGGATCACAAGTTACTGGCCCTAGCGGTTATTTTGTTAATGCACCGCAACAAGCCACAACAACTGGTGCTGATTATCTAAGTGCTGCTGGCATGACAGGCAACGCCAATATTGCTGCTGCTAACGCAGAAAACGCACAAAGAAACGCCATGATTCAAGGCTTATTTAGCATTGGTAGCTCTTACGCTGGGAAAAAATAATGAACATGTACGGTGAATATACAAGCATGAAGGACTTACAGGGTATGCAACCTGTATTTCAAAACGCTTCTGCACAACAACAGTCTGCTCAACAAGCAATTAACCAAGGTGGTCAGCTTGCAAATGAAGCTCTTGGTTATAACGGTCAGCAAATGGCTAATGCTTTAAGACAGACAAGCGCACAACAACCACAAGCCACGCAATTAAGCCCTCAACAAATGATGGAGATTGCAAGGTTAGGTTCTAACCCATTCTCACAGAATAGTGATTACATGACAGGTGCAAACGGCTGGGGGTCTTATGGCGAGTAATCAACCTACATTCACAGGATTTGAACCAGAAATTCAGGACATCACACGCCAGCGTGATATGGCGAAGATGTTGTTGCAAAAAGGCTTGGCAGACAATCTGCAAGGTCAAATGGTTAGTGGTCGTTTTGTTGGTGCAAGCCCAATTCAAGGTATTGCCAATATGTATGCTGCCTATACAGGCAACCAAATGGCTAAAGAAGCAGACCGTAAACAGGCTGAACTAGCTCAAATGCTAAGAACTGTTGGCGCTCAAGAATCTCAAGACATTCTATCTACAATGCGTGGTCGTGAAGCAACTCCAGAGGTTGTGCCACAAGGTCAAACATTGCTTGATGATCAAGGCGTAACGACTTTAGGCTCACAAAAAGCCACTGCTGCCGTTGCTCCTGATTTGCAATCTGCTTATGCAAAAGCTATTGGGGCGCGTTCACCACAAGCTCAATCTCTTGCTCCTATTTTGGCTAAACAGTTAATGCGTGAACCTAAGTGGGAAAAAGTAGAGAAATACGATGCCAAGACAGGTAATACGATTACTGGCATGGTTGATGTGAACTCATCTAACCCACAAGATACATTTAGAGAAGTTGCAGTATCTAAGCCAGCGTTGTCTGCTAAAGACAGAGCAGAGTTGGCTGACAAAGGTATTGCAATTCCATTTGGTAGTGGCGCTCCTAGCACTGGTATGGCAATGGGTGGCGGTATGCCTATGGGTGGTGGTCAAGTAGCTACTCAAGGTGGCGCACAAGCACCTAAAGCAGTTGGCGATGCTAAATATATGCCATCAACTTTACCTGTATTCCAACCTGATCCATCATTGTCACCAGCTCAAAATCGTGAGCTACAAGGCAAGTTTGCAGAAGAAATGCGTAAGAATGTTAAAAACGCCAAGGAATCTTTTGACACGCTTAAATCAGCATCACAAATTCTTAGCTCTGGTATGCCAAGCTCAGGCCGTTTGGAGAACATTGCTACAGGCGTTAAAGAGTTTTTTGGTAGCGAAAGCGAACAAGCCAAAGCAGATAGCAAGCTCACAATCTTGGCTCAAAAGCTTACAGGTCAAGTGCCACGATTTGAAGGCCCACAGTCTAATGTGGATGTGGCAATGTATCAGGCAGCCGCTGGTGATTTAGGCAATCCAAACAAGACAATTGGCGCTAGATTGGCAGCTGCTCAGACTTTGATTGACCTTAACAAGAAGTATTATCCAAATGGTGATTGGGATACGATTGATTTAGGTGGCCCAGTAACTACAAAGCAAACCTTTACAAAGGGTGAGAAACGCTTTGACCCTGTGACATTTAGACAAGGTTTGAAGCCACAAGACCAAGAAGCTTTTGATTGGGCAAGAAGAAACGCTAACGACCCACGCGCTAAAGAAATCAAGAACAGACTAGGGATTCAATAATGGCATTTGACCCAGATTTATACCTAAAAGCACAACGCGAACAAGGCGATATATCTGCTCGTGCTAGAGGTTTTGACCCTGATGCTTATTTAGGCGGTGCTGACAGAGGTAACATCATCAATACTGATGTGCCTACGGTTGTTGGTACTCGCCCAAATGCTGTTAATCCACAACCACAACAAGCACCTAGAACTGTAGCTGACTACGCTAAAGCTTTTTTAGAAGTGCCAGCAACCATTGGTTCAGCAGCCGTAGCCCCATTTATTGGTGTTGGCAAAGGTATTGTTGAGAATATCCGTCAAGGCACAAATGAGAGAGTTGATCGCCCAGAGTTAGCCCAACAGTTTATTTATCAGCCTACATCACCTGTAGCACAAGATGTTGTGGCTGATTTAGGTGGTGCGTTAGAGTCTGCAAAACTACCAGCTTACATCCCAGCATTGGGAACTACTGCAAGAGCAACAACACAAGCTGGCAGAACAACAAGCCCAATGGTGCGTGGCAACTTGCCATCATTTGACCAATCAGTACAAGCAGTAAAAACTGCCCCAACTAAGATTGCAGAGCTATTGCGTGAGCGTGAAGCCCCTGTATTGTCTGGAGTAGGTGCTGCTGAAGTACCTGAAGCCGTACAACGCGTACAACTAGCCCAAAGCTTACGAGTGCCTGTGCCTTTAACCAAGGGACAAGCCACAAGAGATTTAGGCTTACAACAGTTTGAAACTGAGATTGCCAAGACTTATCCACAGGATGTGGGCAGACCGTTAATCAAGTCTAAGCTAGACCAAAATGAGCGTATTTTGCAGAACTTTGATGCTTTTGTGGATGCCACTGGTGCAGAAAAGGCTGGCGAGTTTAACTTGCGTGAAGTTGGTAAGGTTGTGGACTCAGCATTGGTCAATAAATCAAACCAAGCTAAAAAAGACATTAAAGCAGCTTACAAATTAGCAAATGAAGCTGGCGAAACTGCTGAATTGGTAGATGTAACAGGCGTTCAGAACTTCTTGAATGGTTTAGAAGCTGAAGCCATCAACGCTCCAATCATTACTAGCGCCAAAATGAAGCTAGAAAAACTAGCTCCTAACGGTCAAATTGACTTAAACAAATTAGAAGAAGTGCGTAAGATGGTAAACGCTCTATCTGGCGACACTCCATCTAATATGGCTTTTGGTAAGCAGATTAAAGACCAAATTGATGCTACAACCGTAGGCAAGGGTGGTGATTTATACCAACAAGCTCGTAAATTGCGTGAAAACTACGCTAGAGAGTTTGAGAATGTTGGTTATATTGACAAGCTTTTGAGCAAAAAGTCAGGCACAACAGACCGAGCAGTGGCTTTGGAAGATGTTTTTGACCATAGCATCATGAAGGGATCACTAGATGATGTCCGAGCTATTGGCAGAACCCTCAAAAAAGCTGGGCCAGAGGGTGAGCAAGCATGGCGTGAGCTACAAGGTCAGACCATTGAGCAAATGAAAGCTGCCGTTACTAAAAATATTCAGCGTGACGAAGCTGGCAACCCCATCGTATCGCCAAAACAGTTGGATACTTTTGTTAAAAACTTGGATGCTGACGGTAAGTTGGACTATTTGTTTGGCAAGAAGGGCGCGCAAGAGATTCGTGACCTTAGAGATACTGCCATTACTGTTTATAGCCCTGTGGCTGGCATCAATACATCAAATACTGCTAGTGCATTGACTCAAGCTTTAGACCGCATTAGAGGCTCTGCATTAAGCAAGATTCCTATGGCTGGCCCATTGTTTGAAATTGGCTCAGAAATGGTAGAAAAGAAGAAGCTTGGCAAACAAGTTAAAGAGTCATTGGAATTTAACCCTAATGATTTAGCTAAAGAGTTGAGAAAAGGAAAATAACATGAGTCGCAACGGATCAGGTACATATACCCTACCAGCTGGCAATCCAGTTGTAACAGGTACAACCATTAGTAGCTCATGGGCTAATAGCACCCTAAACGATATTGCGACTGCTCTAACAGGATCAGTAGCTGCGGATGGTCAAACACCAATGAGTGGCCCATTAGCCATGGGTAACAACAAGATTACTGGTTTGGCTACAGGTACAGCTTCAGGCGATGCCGTTAATTGGGGTCAATTCACTACTCCTACATTCACAGGTAATGTGACGGTTACTTCTGTTGGCTTTGTAAAGCTACCTGTTGGTACTACTGCGGAGCGTTCAGGTAGCCCTGTAGATGGCATGATTCGCTACAACTCAACTCTTGGCAGATACGAGGGTTACTCAGGTTCAGCTTGGGGTGGATTAGGTGGTGGTGCTACAGGTGGTGGAAGTGACCAAATTTTCATTCAAAATGGTCAAACGGTTACAACTAACTATACAATTACAGCATCACATAATGCTGGCACTTTTGGGCCAATTAGTGTTAATGATGGTGTTACTGTAACCATCCCTGACGGCTCTACTTGGTCAATTATTTAAGGATAGATTATGACAGTCACGATTAACGGAACAACTGGCATAGATTTAATACAGGACAATACTGTATCAACATCTAAAATTCAAAACGGTGCTGTAATACCAGCTGATTTAAGCACAGGTGCACCGTCATGGGATAGCTCTGGTAACTTGTCATTCAACTCAGGTTATGGCTCAGTTGCTAACGCATACGCTTGCCGTGCATGGGTGAATTTCAATGGCACTGGCACAGTAGCCATTCGTGGCTCTGCTAATGTTAGCTCCATTACAGATGTGCAAACAGGAAGATATTGGGTTAATTTTGCAAATTCAATGCCTGATACCAATTATTCTGTTGCTGGTTTATGTAGTAATACATCAAGCGGTAAAGCCACTGTTACCGAAATAAGTCTTGAATCTGGTAGATTTCAATTGAGTACGGCTCCCGGGTTGGGTGGAGCCGGTTTAGAAGATTCTGGAATTATTGCTGTTTCAGCGTTCCGTTAATTAGGGGAATAAGAATGGACCAAAGAATTATTTATCCAACAGATGACGGTGGTGTAGCCATCATTATCCCAGCTCCTGACTGTGGACTGACTATTGAAGAGATTGCGGCCAAAGATGTGCCTGAAGGCAAACCATACAAGATTGTGGATGTTGCTGACATTCCTACAGACCGTACTTTTAGAAATGCTTGGGAGATGACAGAATGATTACCGTAAACTTAGACAAAGCCAAGGCGATTACTAAAGACCGCCTAAGAGCAGAACGCACACCACTATTACAAGCTCAAGATGTAGCATTTCAACGAGCTATTGAAGAGGGTGCTGATACTTCAGCGATTGTTGCCGAAAAACAGCGTTTGCGTGACATTACACAGTTAGCCGACCAAGCAACTACCCTAGACGAATTAAAAGCTATTGAGGTGAAATAATGTCTGCAATTAAACTATCAACTCCCTCATCAGGTAGCATTAGTCTAAGTCCAGCTAACACAGGCGACAATTTAGTAATTACTGTGCCAGCGGTTACAGGGACTATGGATATTCAAGGGCCAGCTTTTAGTGTTTATCGCAATTCTGCACAATCAATAAGTGCTGGAACTCTTACAAAAGTTCAGTTTGACACAGAAACATTTGATACAAATAACAATTTTGACCCAACAACAAATTATAGATTTACTCCTACGGTTGCTGGGTACTATCAGGTTAATCTTTCAATCAACTTTGCATCCAATTCAGGGCAATTACTTGTTTCAATATACAAAAACGGTAGTCGAGGAGTTGGTGGCGAAGGTCAGATTATTGCAACGCTTTCAGGTGGCACTATTGTAAACTGCTCTAATATTGTTTATATGAATGGCTCTACTGATTATTTAGAAGGATATGCGTTTTCTGCATCTGCAAATTCTTTTAACACTGGTGCTAACAACACATTCTTTTCGGGCGCAATGGTGAGGGCAGCATAATGACTTTATATGACAAAATCATGGCTTTATATCCTGAGCTTCAGCCACAAGACTTCTTAACAGTTATTACCCTACAAAACGACTCTGATGGTCGTGGAGATTACATTGCTAAGTGGGAACACCCAACATTAGCTAGACCTACAGAGGAGCAATTAGCATGACCATGCAAATTAACGGAACAAGCGGATTAGCTTCTCGTTTCAATGAAGCGTTCGAGTACCGTGATGGCAAGTTGTTTTGGAAGATAGATACAAACAAATCTAAAAAGATGACTGGTAAAGAAGCTGGATGTAAGACAAGCACTCATTACGGTGTGGTTAATTTAGACGGCAAGGCATACTGTATTCACAAAGTTATCTTTTGTATGTTTAACGGTTATATGCCCAAAGTTGTAGACCATATTAACGGCGAGTACAAAGACCACAGAATTGAAAACTTAAGAGCTGCTGACCATCACACAAACAACTACAATAAAGTTACTCAAAAGAACAACAAACTTGGTATTAAAAATGTTTGTTTTAATAAACAAAATAATAAATACTGGGTGCAAGTAAGAGCTAATGGTAAAACAGTTGTTTCTAAAATGTTTGACGATTTAGAGTTAGCTGAATTAGTGGCTATTGAGGCAAGAAATAAATATCATGGCGAGTTCGCTAATCATGGAGTATTTAAATGACAACAAGTATTAACGGTAGCGGTGGAGTAACCTACCCAGACGCTTCAACGCAAGCATCTTCACAAGTAGGCATGAAGAACCGAATTATTGACGGTGGTTTTACTATCAATCAACGAGGTTATGTATCAGGCACATCTTTGTCTAGCGGAGCTTATGCTCACGATAGATGGAAAGCTGGAGCAAGTGGCTGTACTTACACATTTACGCAAGGTGCGTTAGGAGTTAATACCACAATCACGATTACTGCTGGCTCTCTTATACAAGTCATTGAAGGCTGTAACTTGCCTGAAGGTGGTACTTATGTATTGTCTTGGACTGGTACAGCACAGGCTCGTTTAAACGGTGGCTCTTACGGTAATAGCGGTATTACTATTACAGGCTGGACTGCTGGCACTAATTTGAATGTGGAGTTTTCTACTGGTACGGTTGGTAATGTTCAACTAGAAAAAGGCTCTACTGCTACTAGCTTTGATTACAGACCTTATGGAACTGAGTTACAGCTTTGCCAAAGATACTTTTGGAATAATCTTGCAAATCAAAGTGGTGGTTATCAAGATACCTCTTTAGTTGTTATTTATGTAAGAAATCCTGTGCCAATGAGAACTGCACCAACTGTTACTGCTGCAGCTTTAACACTTGATGTTGTCAATTTGGGCGCACCAACAATTGCAACTCCATCCATATCAAATACAGGCACAACTGGTTATCGTATAACTGGTACTTCTAGTTCAAGCAGTAGCGTTGGTGTTCAAGTCGGCATAGCACCAAACTCTAATGCGTTAGCATCTTCAGCGGAGCTCTAATATGTATAAAGAACTTAAAAACTTTGACGGAACAAAACAAAGCATGGTTTTGCGTATTGCTGACAACGCCTTCATCCCCTTTGCACCCGACAACACAGACTATCAAGAATACCTAAAGTGGGTAGCTGAAGGCAACCAACCACTACCAGCGGATGAGTGATGGAAATAGACCCAGTCAAATACGGTGTTCTTTGGCACAAAGTAGAAAAAATGGATGAGGAAGTCGCTGAACTGCGTAAAGATATGAAAACGCTGATAGCGATGGCTGAACGCTCAAAAGGCGGTATGTTCATGGGTATGGCTATCGTATCTGCTTTGAGCAGCGTGGTGGGCTATTTAACGCATTGGTGGACTAAGTGATACCTGTTGCAGCTTTGCTTGATGTTGGCATGAAGGTTTTAGACAAGTTTATTCCTGACCCTGAAGCCAAAGCCAAAGCACAAGCTGAGTTGCTAAAAATGCAACAAGAGGGTCGTTTGGCAGAACTAAACGCTGATGTAAGCGAGTCACAAGAGCTTACCAAGCGATTACAAGCCGACATGGGTAGTGATAGCTGGCTAGCCAAAAATATACGCCCTATGACCCTTATATTCATTTTGGGGGCATATTTCGTGTTTGCCATGATGTCTGCTTTTGGCTCAAACGCCAACGAAAAGTATGTAGAGTTGCTTGGTCAGTGGGGTATGTTGATTATGTCGTTCTATTTTGGTGGCCGTACCCTAGAAAAAATCATGGATATGAAAGCTAAAAAAGATGAAGCTAAGTGAAAACTTCAGCTTAGAAGAAGCCACATTTAGCGAAACCGCTACAAGACTAGGGATTGACAATCAACCTAGCCCAGAACAACTGGAGAACATGAAAAAGTCAGCAGAGGGCATGGAAGCTATCAGAAAGCTCTTAGGCAAGCCAATTAGAGTTAGTTCATGGTTACGCCTACCCGAAGTAAATAAAGCGATTGGCGGGGCTGCTAAATCTAGCCACATGGATGGATGGGCGATAGACTTTGTTTGCCCAAGCTTTGGTGATCCTTACGCGGTCGCTAAAGCTCTTAAAGATTCAGATATACAAGTAGATCAGGTAATCCATGAATTTGGGCGCTGGGTGCATGTATCGTTTGCACCTGAGATGAGAAACCAATTCCTGACCATATTTAAACCGCAGAATAAATATGTATCAGGAATATTAACTGCTGACGAATACGCTAAGACGGCTTAGATTCGTTGATTGCTAGGGCGTTACGGTATCGCGCCCATTTTTCTTGAAAGCGCTTATCTTCGCTTGGTGGTTCAAACCCTAGCTTGCGCAGCGTTTCCAAGATGTTGGTCTTAGCTGCTGGCGTATATTTAAAATCAATGTTATCTAGTTTCATTTGACCCCCAAGTAAACATATCTAGCCCAACGCTTGCCATTACCTGACTCATGCACTGTCATGATGTCATAGCCCTTACCTTTTAGCTGAAATATCGTATCAGCCAGTCTGGTGATGCCATAGTTTTGTATGGCTTCCCAAGATGTGATTGAGTTCTTTTTACGCAAATGCTTTAAAACTTGTTCTTGTTGATTCATTTTATAGACCCCCTGTACGGATAACCCAAACGGTTAATGGAATTACAAAGAAACAAACACCTAGAAACAAACCTTTAATAATCATCATAATTACATCCTTTCGTAAAGTTCTTGTTCAATATCAGCTATAGATTTTTCTGAAAGCATCTCGTAGATGTTTTGCCCAGCGATACAGGCGGCTTCCAACATAACGCCACCAGAATACCCAACGCTATCGTCAGGTTCTTCGTAGTCAAACTCGCAATCCAGAACGCAGTCCATGTATTTAATCGTTAGTTGCATACATACCCCCACCAATTTTTTGTGCTGAAACTTGATTCCGAGTATCGGTAAAGTCAAAGAAATAGTATTTAACTTGATTTAGGATCTGGTTAGCTTGATCAGTCTTGCCCATTGCAACCAACTCTTGGGCATCAGATAAAAGGCCAGCAAGGTACATATTGATGTTGTACTGGCTTTCAAACTGCTTACCTAGAGCAGCTTCGCTACAACCAAACATTTGAATTTCGTATTCCATTTTATTTCTCCTATTTACTCACTGCGATGTTGCAGTAACTACAGATTAAGCCAGCTTAAACAGAAATGCAAGAGAAATTTGCAAAAAAATTAAAATATTTTTATGGTGTTGTTTTTATGCAACTTGGCTGCCTCGGCTGGGCTTGAACCAGCGACCCTCGGATTAACAGTCCGATGCTCTACCAACTGAGCTACAAGGCAATATGGGGCGTGACAATTTGGCAACTGCTTCAAACTAACGAGAAAGCCGCAAAACCGTTAGATTGTTGCATCCTTGTTTGGCGGCTTAACCACGCTTAGATATTGTTCTTGATCCTGTAAAACGCTAGCAAATGGGTAAAACATTCCCATGCCGATTTCAAAGAATCAGGGGGTATTTCGCATAACTTTACTTCATTAGTAGTGCCATTGACAAATACAATCGCTGCTCTACATTCTTCTAGCTTGTAGCCAAGACCCACGCAATAGGCAGCAAGTTGCATCTCCATCTCATGGTACGGCTCAACTTTATCCAACGGAACTTCCTTGGTCTTAAAATCCACCACCAAGTTCTGGGCCGATAAGTCAATCTTGCCACCATAGCCTAACTCATGCGCAAATGACTTTTCTGATAGCCAAAGTTGATTGCCAAAGTGGTCGTTTAAAGCTTGATCCACATTCCTGACATACTGTGGCCATTCAGGCATATAAACTTGTTCGTAAAATGACTCAATAACTCCATGAATAGCAGTGCCACGCTCTGCTGCTTGACGGCCTTGAACCTTAGAGTCAGCCATCACACGCTCCAACCAATCCTTTTCTGGTTCATTTGGCTCTCTTGGCAATGTCAAAGCTGATAACAAGACCTGTGTTTGTAGCCATGTATTGAGCGCTGGTTTAGCTGCCACACCCAAGATAGTGGTAACGCTAGGCACTAGGTCTAATTTGCGCGCATCACGCAATGTAGTGGCTCTTAACCCTGTTTTACCTTCTACTTGATATGCTGATTCACCTGTTTTGGTGTACCAATGGCTTGATTCTGAGTTTTTTTGTTTAATTATCATTTAATCCCATGCCTTTCTTCTATTGCTCTGCCAAAAGTTAATAAATCTTGAGGAGAAAAGATAATTGGAAAATTGTTAATTAGTTCTTTCATTTCCTCATCACTTAATGGCTTTGGAGCTTCCCATAAGACTTCAGTAATCCTATGTTCATCATCAGTCATAGTGACTGCTACAACTTTGCCATCTAACTTTGTAATTGTTGGCTTTATTTGTGGTGATGTGTAAAGTGGAATATCAGCAAGACTTGATTTATCTTTACTTGCAAAATGCTTTCCATCCCAATACACAATAGGTTTATTTTCTTCGCTAGAATTACACTCTTGGTTTACTTTTGTAACATTATTTAAACTCATTTCAATACCTCTGCTGATTTAAGTTCGCCTGTTTCACCATCAAAGCATAGTTTTAAATTAGGCATTGTTGGTGGGTGTCTATCGCCTTCGCTATATATGCGAGCTTTGTAGGCTATATGTTTTGTATAGTAATCAGGCTTTGGTTCAGGCTTGATGCGGTATTCAGCATAAGTCCAATCAGGGCTATCTTGACCCCACCACTTCTGTG